GAGAACCAAACCAGAAAGCAATGATTCCTGACAGTAAAGCCATCTCATCTTCAGAGAAGATTACATCCGTAGCTGCGATAAACTGCTCTACGTTCATACTGCCTAACCCGCCCTGTAGCAGGAAGTAGGTTAGACCAATATTGATTAAAACCAGTTCTAGCACAAAGATAAAGGTCACAGCAGGCCTTACGATGCCGTTTAGGTTTACCACCCAGTTAGAGGCCCGAGCCATAATAGCCTTATCGTGGTCCAGAGCAGCGTTCTGGCGGTCTGCATCGGTCTGGAGGGCAATCTGGTCTGTCCTGATCTCTTCGACCCTCTGCTGGGCTATAAAGCCCCTCTCTGCCAGTGCTAGTTCACGCTCAGTCTGCATCTGGGCTAGTTTAAGTTCCTGAGCCTTATCTGCCCTGTCTTGGAAGAAGTTCAGTATCTGTGGCAGCCCAGAGGCAAAAAAGCCGATAGCGGAGGATATAAGCGATAGCATTACAGGTGTCCTTTGAAGATGTAGTAAGTAGTGACTATGAATAGCGATGCCAAAAAGCAGTAAATCTTGAGTTCATTGAGTTTCTTTAGATCCCTGCCAAACTCATCAGTTAGATTCTTATTATCTGCCAAGATACGCTGTTTAATGGCTTCTACCTCAGTCCAAGCAGCAGGACCATGCTTCTCGATGATGTCTCTTTTAAGTTCTTCTTCTATCTGCTTAATTTCGTATAATCCACGCCATTCTTCAACGGCAGAGAACACAGAGGTGTCTTTGGGCCTGTTTAGCTGCTTCTTGCGGAAGGCGGCTCTGGCCTGCACATCAGCCTTGCCAAGGTCTTGGATGTCCTTGGTGACTGACTCCAGTTCCTTGCCTACCGCCAATGCCTCTTTGATGCCAGCGACAGCAGCCTTGGCAACTTGAGTAACTGGTTCGCTCATGTTACTCCTCTGCCGTCAGTGCTCTTACTGGGCCTTGGATTTCAATGATATTATCTAATACTGCTCTGTTTTGTGGTGTTAAATTAGGGTATAGACCATTAACAAAGTCTTTAACCCTGCTCTTTGGCATAGAAGACATAAACGCCGCTAATTCTTTTGGATTAGCAAAAAGACGTGCCATTTCTCTGTTCATTTCAGGAATAGCGTTTCTTTTAACTGCCCGAAGAAGAGCATTTGTAATAGCAGCGGTTCTACTCAGCAACTGCGGCAGTTCTGCCTCACCTGCTTCAATGCTGGCTACACGGGCACGTTCAGCAAGTTTAGTTGCTGTAGATGACCTTTGTAAATCTGCTAGAACAGCGTTGATAGAGGCTATCTGCTTGGGTGTCATTACTTCTTCTAACTTCTCAAACCTAGCACCGCCAGAAGCACGTTTGATAGTAGAGGCTGCTTCACGCACTGCCTGAGCAAAAGCGCCTGCTCTTTCTACATCTAAAGCAGAATTAAGTTTCTGCTCAAGAGCCTGTCCAATCTGCATCTGGTTAATCTTGGTAGAATACTTAGAAAAATTATCTAGGTACTCTTTCCAACGTACACCACCGGCAGACTCAATAGAGTTATCGATGTAAGTTTTGATATTCTTTTCAAGACCGGCTGTTAACTTTGCATCCCAATTCTGAGCCTCTTGTGCAAACTTCTTAATGTCATTACCAATCTCTTTACGGATTGTGTACAAATCCCTTGAATCAATAATCCCGTTAGGCTTGACATAAGCAGGGTCTGTAAGTTTCTGACGTAACGAATCAAAGGTTTTCTGGACAACCTCTGACGATCTCTGACCCGGAGCAACACGAATCTTATCCACATTATCTACAATGTTATTTACACGAAGAGGGAAAAACCCCTCATCTGCTAAACTCTGAGCCTGAATAATTTTAAAGTCACGTTCTGCTGTCCTTTGAGCAACGATATTACCTGCATCTTTAGCGGCTTCAGTTGCTTCAACAATTCGGTCAACACTGGGGCTATAACGACTAGAGACTCTAGGTAACCCAGCAACAGGAGTAAATGGCTGTTGTGCTAACACACCTTGCTGTGCTGCTGTTGTTTGAAACTGTCCCTGAGTCTGTAATGCACGAATGCGGCTTGCTTCTCTTGCGGCAATATCTGCCTCAAATCTTGGAAGCAGTTCGCCAGCAATGTTAGCCTGCGCTAGGGCCTCTTCACGCAACGGAGCAGTAGCCCCTGTTCTTGCAGCCTGCGCTGCTAACAAGTCAGCCTCTGTACCGCCAACAGTCTGTAATTCTGCTAACCTTGCTGCTTGCTGTTCTGCCTCTCTACGGGCAAACATTGGCGCTGCCTCTGGAGTACGAGCAATTCTAGCCTGCGCTGATAATAGGTTAACTGCCTCTGGAACCTCTGCCAAAGCCTGCGCTGCTGTTGGTTTGCTACCAGCAACAATTTCATCTGCCTTGTTTAATGCCGCTATAAATTTAGCCTTATCTGGGCCAGCAAGATCATCAAAGTATTCTTGTATAATCTTCTTCTGACCATTCTTAGTCATTGGCTTAGACAGATCCACTAAGAACTTAGCACCGCCTTTAATGGTCTCAACACCGCCTTGGATGAAGCCACCTAGGACAGCACCCAATCCCAACTGCTCAACCTTTTCAGCAGCAAAGTCCCCAAACGCACTAGGAGCCTCTGATACAGGCTGTAGCAATGTACCAGCAGCACCTGCCCCGGCACCAGCAGCTACACGACCACCAAGGGTAGTTGCCTGTGCTGCACGTTGTGCTACACCTAGAACAGGTATGTTGGCAATAGGGCTGATTACATTACCAATAAGACGAGCACCTTCAATACCTTCTTCGCCCATCCGTTGCCGTCTTGCTTGATAGGCAGCTTCACGTTCAGCAACACCACGCCTGCCCTCTTCGCCTCCTACAATTTGAGTAATAGCCTCAAACGGATCAACAAAAGCGCCTTTTACAATCTTTCCAAAGGTTCCTATCTGTGCAGGCTCTTCTGATGGAACACCTGTTTCAAAGAAGCCTTCATAGCTTGGCTGTGGTGCTGCTTCCTGCTGTTGCACCCGAAGCCTAGCACGAGCACGGGCTAATGCCTGCTGTTGTTCTAAGGTCATTTAAACAGTTCCTTTTCTGCTGGTGTCATTGCATTCCACTCTGCGTCTGAAAGCCCGGCTGGTGTTTTTGAAGAACCTTCTTTTTTACTACCGGTTCCTACCGCAGCAGTTGCGTTTACTTTGCGTGAAAAACCATATCTTTCTGACTGCCGAGACAAAGACTCATTTAAGTCTGCTTTGGTTCTGTTAACCCAATTACGAAGTGCGGTGGCATCTCCATATCCGGGGAACGCCCTTGCCGCTGATCTCATGTCAGCGTCTGAAGCAGAGCCGGGTGGCAATGATTCAATCTGTTGAAGAAGTTGGCCTGCTGCAATCTTTGTTTGAGCATCTAATGTTTTAGAAGCAAACTTACCACCGATTGTTTTTCTAGCCTCTCCTTGTGTATAATCAATAATAGACTCAGCTTGTTTAATATCTTCGTTTGTAATCTTATTTAGTTTATTTAATAAGTCTTCTGCTGATTGGAAACCAGTTCTTTGCTTACTCATTTCAGTGGCTGGGATTACCTCACCAAATTGATTGGTGTAAACACCAGTCTTGCTGAATCCAACTTTAGGGCCTTCTTCACCGCCAGCTTTGATGCCATAAGCAGCATTCCGGGCATCAGCATCACTCATACCTAATGCACGAAGTTCACGATACTTTTGGAACTCTTTTGTAGTTGTTGGCCCTTCAGCCTTTGCAGTTAACTGCTCTGATTGTGCTTTGCGAAGCTGAATCTGAGACTTAATAGTCTCTTCCTGTTGAGCAAGCTTCTCTGCTATTAACTTAGCCTTAGTGGCCTTATCAGTCATTCCTGCCTGACCATAAGCATTAGATAGATAGTTTAGATAACCACCTAGGCCTTCTGTTTTAAGGATATCAGCGCCACCAGCACGAATCTGCTCTGACAACTTGTCTTGCATATCTTGCGTGCTTTCCACACCTAACAAGCCACGGACACCTTTACCAACAGCGCCGATAGCACGGCCTAAGTCCTGTGAAGCCTGTACACCAGAAAATACAACACCTCTTCCAGGCTCTAAGCCAGCGATGTTTGCGGCTGTCTTGTCACGTTGTGCTTGATACAGCGCCAGATCCTGTTGTGGAGACCTTGGTAAAATATCCGCAAACAAACTTGCAGTGATGTCTTCTTGTGCCATTATATCTCCTTAGCCGTATATTCCGGGTGCTAAGAAATTAACACCCATGTTTGCTTCATACACCGATGGTGTGTAAGTAGACCCACCAAATAGCCCACCAACAGCGTTACTTAAACTGCTAGCACCAGTAAGCAAGTTACCAGCGCCGGTCAATGTACCGCCTACAGTGTTACCTAAATTGCCTATGTTTTGATTAACTGCCTGAGCAATCGCTTGCCTACGAGCAGCATCAATATCAGCAGCACCAAGGTTTAACTGAGTCTGTAGACCAAGACCACGCAGTCCTGCCTCTGCCTGTCTACCAGCACCAGTCAAGGCCAACTGCTGTAATCCAAGACCCTGCTGACCAGCTAATTGTAACTGCTGTAGGGTATTTTGGTCAACCTGTAACCCCTGAGACTGCAGGGCCTGTGCTATTGCCTGCTGACGACCAGCCTCTTGTGTACCAAACTGTTGTGCAGCCAAGGCATTCTGAGCCTGCTGAGTAGCCTGTGCAGACAGCAGAGACTCAAGATATGGGTTAACCGCACCCATGCCACCACCAACTGTGGGCACATTCTGACCAATCCCTAGCAATCCACGAGCACCTAAACGAGACAGCAATGCTTCCTGCTCTCGCTGTCTTGCAGTCCCTTGGAGGCCCTCTAATTGACCGAAGAGAGTCTGACTAGCCTGAGCAGGGTTGATGGCTCCTAGGGCGGTTCCTGCAAGTCCTAGGGCCTGTTGCTGAAGGGCTGCATAGGGGCCAGCAGCGGTTGTAGTAGCCCCTGTAGGAGACACTGTAGAGGTACCAAGGCCAGAAGTGACCGTATAAGGCGTAAAGGGCACATTAGCGGCTGCACCGATAGTAGCGGCCTGTGCTGCTGCCTGAGAGCCTAAGTTACGCAAGGCTGCGGCATTGGCTTCAGCGGCGTTGTTAGACACAATCCCTTGAGCAGCAGATCCCAGTAATTGACCCACTTCACTAGACGTAAACTGCCGTACTAACTGGCCTGCTTGGTTAAATGCTCTGCCAAGACTGTCGATTGAGAGACCATTAGAGGTTGTACCTAAGATATCAGCGCCAAAGGTAGGAGAAACCACCCCGCCAGCGCCTAATACACCGCCTCCAGCGGCTTGCGTGAGCAGTCCTGTACCCCCACCCATACCGGCTAATCCAGGGGCTGTAGGAGCCGTTAAACCGATCCCAGCGCCTGTTAGAGCCTCACCTGCTCCAAGAAGGCCTTCCATACCGCCAACTGTCTCTAGTGTTCCAAGACCAGCACTGCTGAGGCCTGTTCCTAAACCTGTTCCAGTACCAGCAGTGGTGCCAGCAACGGTGCCAGTAGTGGGGGCTGTTAATCCAAGACCACCGCCACCTGAAGTAAGTCCAGTGCCTAGTGTTCCACCGGCTTCAGCGGCAATCGGTGTCTCTAACAAACCACCACCGGCTGATACTGGGATTCCTGATGCAACAGCGCCACCAGTAGCGGCAGCAGCAGCGGCTGCGGCAGCAGCTTCACTGACACCAGTAGCGGCAATCGTAGAGGCAATTTGTGCCTGTGAGAGACCCTGAGCAGCTAACTGAGCAGCGTCTGCGGCAACAAAGGCAGCCTCAGAAGCGGTCACTACTTCAGCAGCAGTGGCAGCACTACCAAAGTCTACAGGGATGCCTGTTGTAGCTACCACAGTAGCGGCAACTACGGTGCCCCAGCCACCCGGAATCTCTTCGTTAATAAAGTCGTCAATGTCTGAGCCAACGTCTGAGATTGGATCAATGATTTCGTCTTGAACAAAATCACCGACATCTTCAAAAGCGTCTCCGACTGTGTCAACTACTGATTCGACTGCTCCACCCATTATTTTCTCCTATACCAGATTTGGTATGTGTTACCATCTTTACCGATGATGTCCTTCATAAACCCAAAACCAAAATGTTTCATAAACTTAATCTTTGGAGTGTTAGTCTTTGGGTTATACAGTGCAAACAGGCTTGTATTAAGCATATCTGTAAAGTTAAACCAATCCTTCTCCATCTGAGCCTTAACAGTCCTATTCCACTTCCTGACTGTTATGTGAAACCAAAGCCTGTTATTAAATCTTTCTAACCAAGCCTCGTATTCTTTTCTTCTGCAAATAGGTACTTTTGTCGATTCACTCATTAAATAGTCCTGCCAAAGACGGCATAAAGATCCATCTTTTGCAGAGACACGTTTGTACCATTGACCAATGCTTCAATACCAATTTGAACGGCATTACCACTACCACTCAACTGCTGTCTAATTTGCTCAAAGGGCACATATAACGAATACTCTGCAATCCCGTATTCCGATATCCCATACTCGCTATTGCTATTTGGGGCAGTAGTAAGTTGGACACTATCGTAGCCAGCATTATAATCGAAAGCCCAACGAATGTCAAATGTGGTGTTATCTGAGCCTAAAACCGTGAGCACAATCTTCTTGAGCATCTTGGTTACTGATGGGCTACCAAAGTCCATGTACGGCGTATAATAGGTAAAGGTATAATTTAGACCGTTATCTAAGTAATTCTTGTATTCAGCAATACCATCTGCCTTGCCAATAAACAGCCTAGAATCGTGTGTCGCACACAAGGCCAAAGGATTTATGCTGTTCCAGATAGTGGTTCTTAATGACCCGTCTTGCAAGAAGGAGCGAAGGTCAAAACAGTAAGTCTGGTTAAGAGAAGGCAGCGTTAATAGATAAAAAGCATCCTTTTGATAATAGACACTTCTAAACAGCTTAACGTCTTCTTGGATTACTAAGTCTAAGAACTGGTCACGGACATTACGGCTTAGGTCCTTAATCGGGGCTGACTTCTCTTGTATGGTACGTCCTAGGCTACGCAGGCCGCCATCAGATAAGAAAATAAGGTCTGTGCCGATGCTCTGTACAGAATCCCTAGCAATACAGCCAACACCCTCAATAACGTCATACAGTGCTAGGCTTCCTAAGTCATCGGCATTGGAGTAGATAACAATGTTGTTATTAGTAAAGATAACTAAAAAGTTATTGTGCTCTGCCAATGCAATGATCTTATCGCCACCTGGAACAACCTGCTCTAGGTTAATAAACCCAGAGGTAGAGCCTGCAAAGTCTGTGGTGTCCAGCAACACAGAGTAGTACACAGTCAGGTTATCGGTGCCAATATCAGCTAGCCAGAGCCTACCATAAGCAGCTAAGGCACAGTTAGGCATGAATGTCGAGGCACTGTAGCCTGAAGGCACTGAACCGATGTCTGCTATGCGCTGGAACCCAAAGGAGCCAGTATGGGCATGGGCTGTAGCACCTAGTTTATGGTACACCAAAGGCGGGTGGCTTGCCTGTACAAGATAGCCGTGTGGAGACAGGGTTAGGCCGCTATCAAACTGTGCCTGTACTATCTGCCAATTATTGTCTGTTATGGTATAGGTCAGGTCAGCACTGTTGGTGCTGTTACGCACTGCCGCCTGAGTCAGCGTTGTAGAGCCGGTATAAATCTTGTTGTTGCCACCGCTGATAAAGGTATAGGTACCATCCCCGTTATCGAACTCAAACAAGGCCTCTATGGTGCTGTTAGTGCCACCAGTAGTGGTAATATAGGACCAACCTTTCCTAGCAGCAATACGACCTGATTGATCGATTACGCCATTGTAAGCCTCTAGTGCAAACGCAGGATTAAGGTTAATACTAGAATCCTGTGTATTAAGGCCATAGAAGCCCGGAGAGGTTAATGAGATAGATTGGAGTGGTTTATTAGGCATTATACCGAATACCAGATAGTTTCATCAGGATGCCGAGCAGCCTCTAAAGAGATAGAGTCTAGCAAGGCCTGCTTTGCCACAGCGTACTGACTGCTGACATTAACGCCGCCATCTTCTCCACGCTCTTCAATTGCCTTAGCCCAGGCAAGCAACTCTATTGGTCGGTTAGGCAGGGCTGTTGAATCCGTGTCTGCTGACAACGCAGCCTCTGGAACAGCCATGACTAACTTGATGGTATAGATTCCGTTCGGTATAGGAAACAGATCAATCTTGATGTCGCCGCCAGCAGAGAGGCCGTTAAACTGGTAATAGGCTGGAAAACCCTGTGTTGGGTTAGCAATAAAATCTATATTCTGAGTAAAGAAGCCTTTGTTACGTTGTTCTAGGTAGGCTCTGTTAGTGCTATCAAAGATTTGTAACAGGCGACCACGATCACCAGCGCCAGTGACAGCATAGTTATAAGTGCCAGCTGCGGTTGTCACAGTCTTGGTTGTACGCAGTGCTTCCCAGTTCCAAGCATCCTCTACCTCACGCTTGGCATCGTTAACTAGACTGCCAATCAGTAGTGAATAGTCACTCTGGCTAACAGTAGAGACCGTCTGCTCTCGCAAACGAGTCAACACACTATTTACTAGGGTTAAGTATGATGTAGCCATCTTTTATATTTCCATTTGAGTTAAAACCACTACTCAGTTACAATCCCATTTTCTTAGTGCTAACGCTTTTCTAGTTGGCCTACCTTTTTCATCCTTCATAGGCCCTGGTACACCACTCATACGGGCACAAAAGGACTTCCTACGGGCAGCCTTCTTAGGCGACTTAGAGGCCTCTTTAGCGGACACCGGAGGCTTCAGGTTAGCGCCTTCCTTGTTTTTAAAGTATGCCCTGCCTTTAGCATTTAAGCCGCCTTCAGGGTTCTGATATACTTTCTTTACCATTATTTCTTCTTTGCTGTCTTTGCAGACTGTTTAAATGCAGCAGCGGTGGGAGCACCTTTGGAGCCTACCTTACGCATCTTCTCTCCAGATCCCGCAGCTATCCGTTTACGCTTTTGGTTAATGTTGTAATAGAGACCTTGTTTCATACGACAACTCCTTTTTTATTTGCTTCTCTAATTTTGTTTAAAAGTTCAGAAGCTTCTTTAAAAGATTCTTCTGTCCATTTTCTTCCAGAACCGGGACGCATATTTATAAATTCAAGTGCCAAAGTTGCTTGTTTATTTTTAACAATAAGAAAAGGAAGAATATCGCTTAAAAAATAACCGGCAGCAGTGTGTGAAAGTCTCCAAGTATATGCTTGTTTCCAGTTTTCTTTTGACCTATAATTTTTAGAAATATCCCCACCCCAAACTTCTTTAAATTTCTCAAGAACTTCTAAGTTAGTATTAACAACAAGAGTTCTAATAAAAGGACTTCCTTTTTTAGTAGAAGAACAATTTATACATCCTTCGCCGTCAAAAAAACCTGCAGCATACTCTGCTGTTATCATTTTTTCTTAGCCTTTTGTTTTGCTTTCTTAGCAATAGATAAACTTATTGCTATAGCCTGCTTCTGTGGCTTACCAGACTTCATCTCTTTACGAATATTCTCAGAGATAGTCTTTTGTGAATAACCTTTCTTTAGCGGCATTTAAGTCTCCTAGTTATGCTTAATATCGGATAGCTGCGTAGTCAATTCTACTGTTACAATACAAGATGCATTAGTTGCACCGGTTTCAATCTGTACCCTAATCTCATCGCCTTCTTCTAAAACCACATAAGCCTCACCATCAATCCTGAGAAAAGAAGCAGCACTAATAGGATAGTTGTGTGTAATGTAAATTTCTGTGTTAGTGCTAGCATCGTACCACCAACAATCAAACTCTTTTGCCGATGCTGTACCATTTAGAGCATACAACAGGTTCCATTTACCAATCTGCCTTGGAGGCATAGTAAATACGGTAGTCTTAGTACCGGCTACGAGGTTAACGCCAACAGATACTGGTCTCATTTTTAACTTACTTTAAGAACTAAGCTGAGTAGTAGAACCACGATAAAGCCAGTGGTGCCTAGCAGGATCTGTTCTAGTCTCTTTAGCCTAGCATTGATGCCTGCATAGCGTTCAGCACAGACAGCTTCGTGGGTATCAAGTTGGCCTTTAACTTGGTCTGCTGATGACATTATTCACCTCAAGGCAAAGTAGCGACAAAAGCCTGTGCCGCCTCAGCAGACATCACATTGCCGTCAGAGTCTTGTAGTTCGCCGCCGTTCTTTAGATGGTCTTGAAACTCTGAATTCTCTGCAATGCAAGTTACTCGGCACTTACCGTCATCGTCAATACGGGCAAAGATTTGTTGGTCATCGCCGTTTTTAGGTAGCATTTTGTAAATCATAATTCAGCACTCCAACCAAGATAACCAGCGGTTCCTGTTGAATAAAATGTTCCTGCGTTACCAGCAGTATGTCCAGAGGTAGCAGTCCATACAATTTCTGCTGCTTGTGGCGTTCCAGTACTAAAAGTAGGGACAGATGTGCAGGCAGTTGCAGTTGTTAAGAAAAAAATTGAATAATCTCCAGCCGTTCCTGATTGCTCCAATGCTGATGGAGATGTACGCATTGGCACTGGAAATGGAATAACCGCTCGACCAGTAGAATTTGTAACCCCAGAAGCGGCCATTGCTATACGACCTACTGATGTTGGGGTGGTTCTGTAGTAATACCGCTGACACATCGTCAACTCACGCCCATAGTCTCTGCGCTCAAACGGGGTAGCAACAGAGCCTACTTCAAGTTGTACGCCGGTGATGTAGAAGGTTGCGCCGTTGGTTCCTACTACGCTGGTTGCACCTGTTGGTGCAAGATAAAGACCTGCAGCCCATGCTCCAGCAGTTGTAATATAATTAGAACCAATACCAAGAGCAAAATAAAGTCTGATACCAATTCCGTTACTTGTTAGCCAAGTTCCAGAGGTGTCACCAGCAATAGTTACGCTTTTTTGTTCCCATGTGTTTGCAGATGAGATGGTATAACTATAAGGATAACTTCTATCTACCGCTGAATTTAGTAAAGCGCCGCCAAAAGTTCCTGTTAAAGAACTACGAACCCAAAAAGACAAAGTAACTGTTTTGGCGTTAGCGGTTCCCCATCCTAAATCAGCAACATTCAAACCTTCAATATTTTGATAAATACTGAAATTATCTGTAGAAACAACACTATAAGCAGAAAGCGATGTAGCGCCTAAATAATTAGTGAATCCTAGTGGTGGTGTTACAGAACCAGCATTTTGTTGGACAGAATATTTTGAAGATACAGTAAGGTTTGCTGACCATCTATCTAGTGTATAAGCAGAGACTGTTGGAGTAACACTCGCCCCAGCGTTCCTCTGATCTATCACCATTGCACCATTGATGATGCGGTTGCGGAAGCCCTGCAAACTATCCGCAGTAGGAGTCATGCTATTTATAGTAGCGGTATTGCCACCACTAGCGTCTAAGATGTTGTTCGTGCGTACCGTACTCA